TTTTTCACCTATGGCACATACTTTTGTTTCATTTAGTGGAATGGCACAAGCAGGAGCAATGGGATTAGCAGGTTCAATAGGTAAAGGACTTCTACTACCAGATCAACCGTCAGTTGCAGGATACACACCAGCTGCACAACAATCAACATTCCAAAACTTTAACAAAAACGTAGCTATCACGGGTAGTGGAGGTAGACAAGCTGCTAAATCATTAGCTACTGCTATCTCAAGAACTAAGAAAAGAAAACTAACACAGGATGATGTAAGAGATCTAAGTCTTGATACCTCCTCATTCACTAACACAGGATTACAATTAGCATGATGCAAACTAACAAACGCTACTCAAATATGTGCCGTGACAAACAGTGCTTCTTAGATGTAGCATGGGAGAGTGCAGAGCTAACCTTACCTTTTATCTTACCTCGTCATGGTGATAGGAACCAGCCTTTACCTACACCTTATCAAAGCATAGGAGCCAAAGGTGTTAACAGTTTAAGTTCTAAGTTTCTACTTACCCTGTTCCCTCCTAACTCCCCCTTTGTGAAGTTTCAGATTGATGACTTTATGTTACAGGAACTAGAAGCACAACGTGCTCCAGTAGAAGAAGGACTTAACTCTATGGAGAGAGCTATTAGCGATGAGGTAGAAGCTAGGGCTATGCGTGTGCCATTGAATGAATGCTTACGTCACCTAGTTATCACCGGTAACTGTGTCCTTCATGTTGGTAAAGGAAATAAAATTAGAGTATTCCACTTAGATCAATTCTGTGTCAGAAGAGATCCTCAAGGTGAGATGCTAGAGATCATAGTTAAAGAAGAGATGTCTAGGGAATTGTACATGGACATCTTCAAGTCTTCACCTCCTAAAGAAACAGGTGATAATGCAGACAGTGTAGAGAAAGTACTAGAGTTATATACAGTAGTCAGACGTAAGGGTGATAAGATTGTAGTACATCAAGAAGTAAACAATACTAAGATCCCTAACACTGACTCTAGTTATCCACTAGAGAAGAACCCTTGGTTAGCCTTACGGTACAATGCTATTGACGGTGAGGACTATGGAAGAGGATTTGTAGAGGAGTACCTAGGAGATCTTAGAGCAGCAGAAGGTTTGAATAGAAGTATCTTAGAAGGAACTGCAGCTGCTGCCAAAGTAATATTCCTGGTTAAACCTAACGGTACTACCAAGATGAAATCTGTGATTGCACCTAACCTATCTGTTAGACAGGGCAACCCAGATGATGTTGGTGTTGTACAAGTACAGAAGTTCAATGACTTTAGAGTAGCTAGAGAAACATTAGAAACTATTGAACGCAGACTAGCTTCTGCTTTCTTATTGTTAGAAGGAGTACAGAGGAATGCAGAGAGAGTAACAGCAGAAGAGATTAGAATGATGGCCCAAGAAATTGATACCTCAAAGGGAGGAGTATACTCACTACTATCTCATGAGCTTCAACTTCCACTGGTAAAAAGAATACAAGCAGGACTAGAGAAAGAAGGTAAGTTACCCAAGTTACCAAAAGGGACTGTAGAACCTGTCATTATCACAGGCTACGAGGCTCTAGGTAGAGGTAATGATGCTAACAAATTGGCTACCTTTATACAGACTTTAACTCAAACCTTAGGACCAGAAGTAGTATCACAATATATCAATGTCTCTGACTTTGCGAAAAGAATAGGTGTAGGCTTTGGTATAGATATGAAAGGTTTAGTTAAGACTCAAGAGGAAGTCCAACAAGAACAGCAAGCTCAACAACAAGCACAGCAACAGGCAGAGATGATGAAAGCAGGTGTGCCTAATGCTGTCACCCAAGGTGGTGAAATGATGAGAGCACAACAAGGAGAAAATTTTAAAGATGGCCAATAAGAATACAGAAGGAAAAGATAAACAGAAAGCAAAAGATAAAGTAGCTAAGTCCGTAACCAGTAAAGCTGAACTTAAGAATGTTGAAATTAACAATAAAATTCTTGAACAGAGAGCTAATGTACGTACAGCTGGTGGACTAGAATCTACCTATACTAAAATCCAATTAAGAAACGGAACCATTAAAGAACATTACGGAGAGAGACATGGCAGACCAGCTAGTAATACCAAATGAACAAGGAGATATGTCTGCTGAAGACCAACACAATCAAGAGATGATTGATAAGGTGGACAGTAATGATATGTCTACTGAACGTCCTGCTCTAGATAATAGTGGTGACAAGTTTCAAGGAGATTATGGTAAGCTTAAAGAAAGTTATGAAGCCTTAGAACGAAAGATGCATGGTTCTGCTGATGAGGATGTACCTGTAGATGTCCAGGAAGATTTAGGTATACCACAAGATGTACCAGTAGCTGAGGGTGCATTTGATATGGATTCTTTAAGGCAAGAGTATGCTGAAAATGGTTCACTGTCTGATAATAGCTATAAACAATTAGAAGATGCTGGTATTAGTCAGGAGATGACCAACCAATACATTGCTGGACAGAAAGCATTAGGAGCACAGATTGGTACTGATGTTAAGAATACTGTAGGTGGTGAAGAAAATTATAATGGCATGGTAGAATGGGCTAAGAATAATTATAGTGCAGAACAAATAACTGCTTATGATAATGCTGTTAACTCAGGTAACATTGAGTTAGCTAAGATGGCAGCTAAAGGATTACAGTCAGATTATCAGAGCACTACTGGTGTAGAGGGTGAAGTATATGGTGGTAAACAAGCTGCTCCTGAGGGAGTACATGGAGAAGTATTCCGTAGTAATGCTGAAGTAACCACTGCTATGAAAGATCCTCGTTATGATTCTGACCATGCTTTTAGACAGGATGTAAGAGATAAACTAGAAAGGTCTGACTTGTTTAATCAGGGAAGACTGTAGTTTTAATAGTAGTACGCTATTAAGTATTTAAACAAGTAAACAGAGACGGGCTGCGGTCCATAATCCCTAGTTGAAAGTTAAAGAAAGTATAGCAATTAGTGATAGATACTTTTTATAAATTTTAAATTAGGAGGATACGATGTCAGTTACAGACACTACTGCACCCGTCCTTACAATGACCCGTACAGGCCAAGCTAATTCTGCAGGTGATTCATCTGCATTGATGCTCAAGGTCTATGCTGGTGAAGTCTTGACTGCTTTCGAGCAAGCAAGTGTAACGATGGACAAGCACGTAATGCGTTCAATCAGCTCTGGAATATCAGTTCAATTTCCATTAGTTTGGAAGACTGGTGCTACTGAGTATGCTTATATCAATGCGTCTGGGAATACTGGAACCACTGGTATTGAATTGGACGGTACAATTATACACAAGAACGAAAAGGTCATCTCTATTGATGGTCTATTGATTGCTGATCACTTTGTGAACAACTTGGATGAGGCTATGTCTCACTTTGAAGTTCGTTCTATTTATGCTAAAGAGGCTGGTATAGCTCTAGGTACACAGTGGGATCAGAATGTATTACAACAGGGATTACTAGGAGCACGATCATCTACTCTAATCACGGGTGGTAATGGTGGTACTGTACTCACTAACTCATCTTATGGAACGTCAGGTTCTACTCTAGGTTCAGGACTCTTTGATGCTGCAGAACAGCTTGATGAGAATAACGTACCTGAGAATGACCGTTATATGTACGTCCGTCCTGCCCAGTATTATCTAATGGCAGAAACTACTGATCTCATTAACCGTGACTGGGGTGGAGCAGGAGTATATTCAGAAGGTGAAGTTATGAAGGTTGCTGGTATTCACATTGTGAAGACTAATAACCTCCCTATTACTAACATCGCTGGTTCTCAAATATCAACACACGATGTAAATGCAACTACGACTAAAGCATTAGTAATGCATAAGTCAGCTGTAGCTACTGTGAAGCTATTAAACTTAGCTGTTGAAACAGAGTATCAAATTAAAAACCAAGGCTGGATCATTGTAGCTAAATATGCAATGGGACACGGCTTCATTCGACCAGAAGGTTGTGTCGAATTTAAAACCTCTTAAGGGAAAGGATATAAAATATGACTGATATTGCAAATATCCAATCTCTTGCGGTTGCTGCTGATGCTGTTACTAATGTAGAAGTGCATACTGTTAATGCAGATAACGCTTCTGTTTCAACAGCATATGAGGTGCTTTCAAACCTTGACGATGCTTCTCTCACTCAGTTAGGTACTGCTGGTGATGGTATTGAAGGGGTTAGTACAGATGATACGGATGATAAAGCTGGTGGACAAGGTGGACTAGTTCTTACTGTGAAGGGCCTTGATACGTCTTTTAATAAGAAAGAGTCTACTATTACACTTAACGGTACTACGGTTGTAGAACATGCGGATACTACTTGGACGTGGGTTAATGAAGCCTATGTCTCAAGTGTTGGTACGCTGTTGAACGCAACAGGTGCTATTAGTATTACCAATGATGCTTCAGGTAATGCTATTGGACTAATTGATGCAGGTCAATATAAGATTCAGAACTGCTGGTGGAAAGTTCCTGCTGGACATACTGGATATGTCTATGGTTTCTGGTACTATGTTCTTCCTGTTGCTGCTCCTGTAGGGCAAGGTGTTTTTG